TATACATACTTTTAATTGCTACGTCAAACACTTTCAATCTGAAATGTTGGCAAGTAGGCAAACCCACCACGCCACCCACCACCAAAACCCTACATCAACGTACAGGAAACCCAAACCTACCAACAGCAGGACGATCATTTTGTATCCCCTTTCAGTCTCAAATATTGCTGCACAACGTCCATAGCCAAGCGCGAGGTGATGCCGTTCTCGTCCATAAACTCATAAGCACCGTCCAGCAGACATTGCACTCGCGTGGGTTCCGGTACGTCTGTTACATCATAGGTACTCATAAACAATAAAAACTCAGGTCTAAGCCTGGCACATACGGGGTTTAGCATTATGTCCGTCCTGATATTTTGAAATGACGATCACAAACAGGGCATAGACCGTCCCTGAGCGTAGTTTTATCTGTATCCCTGCCGCAGGTATCACAAACCACAAACTCGTCACCAGAGCGCGAATACGTGGGCGCGTAGTCATAACGTCTTTTCATCTTTTCCAACTGTCGGGCAGCATAGTAGTGTTGCAAAATAGCAACGATGGCAAACCCACCGGAAAAGACCATCAATAAAAATAAATATTCATAAATGTCCATGTCGATCTCCTGATAGGAAAAGGGTATCGCTACCCTTAACCTAATAGTTTTTTAAAATGGTGCGTCAATAGTGTGATTCGGCAAGGCCAATAATTTAGACCTGGCTTCTTCTAGCTGGTTAATCTTGCCTTGTGACTCTGCGCGTATTGTCGTTATCTGCGCGTCAATACACGCGAGGATGTTAGCGTTTATTTCCTCCGGATCCTTGAAAGTCAAAACAATGTCAGCCTGTCCGATCGTTGTATAACCGTATTTAGACATATCAATATTAAACAATTGGATTCGTTCGTTCAGACCCTCCATGTTGTTGCTGGCAATGCACCTATTTACATCTTCAATTGATGTATGTTCATCAATAGCAACATTCCGAGTGACTTTAAATTTCATAGCAAACCCCTAAGTTTAGAAAACCAGCGCAAAACGCGCTATAGCGAATCAGCACAAAGATATACCCGTATGCTGTTTAAAAGTCCCTACAGCCCGGTTATGAGGCCATAGGGGTATAGGTTTAATGTTTGACTACTTGCCACATAGACCATCCCATTGTCACGGTGAACAGGCCATTAGTAAGCAATTCATCAATCATGCTTAGGTCTATATCAGACCAGCCATTCCAGTCCGCAGGATGACGAGAAACTTCCTTCCAGCCAACATCTTGTTTAGAGTGGTAAGCGATTACAGGAACGTTATTCATTTTTAAACCCTCACATTTATCAGTTTGAATTCATCGTTCCCAAAGTTATCAGAAAACCAATTAAGGTCTGATTGTCCCCAGACTGCTAATGATGGCAATGCTTTACGAACGTCTTTACAAGTGATTACCCGGCCGTCATTATGGCAAAATACGGGTAACCAGGCATCGTTCTTTTTAATGTGTAGTTTGTACATAATATCCCTCACAATGTTTAAGATGATTGAATGTTGCTAATTTGTAGCCCTTGCGGGACTCTAATTTAAACTGTACTGCATGAGGCTGTCTAAGCAATTGGTTTAGCTCTACCGTATCTCTAAACTGCCCAGAACCTATTTTCATCGTAATTTTAAGATTGATGCGTGACTTGTTCAAATAAGTAAACTTATCCGCGTCTGTCATATTTAGCAGTCCCACAATAGATTCGCCGAAGCCCTCGTAAAATTGCGGTGTAAGGTCTTTCAGAATAAAAGTGGTTTTCATAAGTAACACGCCAAAACGATAGCCAGGGCAAAACATACAGCGCCGACGATACAGAGGAGTTTATCTATCATTTTGCGCCCCTAAGCGATGCGGGAAATTCAGCAATGACTCCGTTATCAATATGGTGCAATTGAATTATGTTTTTTGCGCTAAACGACCTTGCCGGTGCTTTCATCAAATAATTGTCAAAATCACGTAAAACCTTGCTAATAGTATTTGCGCTAAAAAGTACATTTTGATGTGTGCCGTTTACGCAATCGTTATGCCATACGATTATTTTATATGTGTGCATGTTTCCCTCACAATGTTCAGAATAGGGGTTTCCCCCTAGTGGTTTATGCTGCTAATTGATTTTCGGTTACTTTACTCTTGTTGATAAAATCAGCACTCTTTTGTGCTAATGCTGCGGCTTTAAATATTGCATTGTCGTGATCTGTTAGCACTCTAACCCAAGATTCTATGTATCCGGCATGACGTAATTCGCCTTGTATGCCGTGATCTTGACATAAAAATGCAGAACCTAATTCAGCGACTAACTCCTCAAAAGCGTATTCGCTGTTACCGAAACGGCCTTTTGATAAATCACGATCACACCTTGTTTTCTCGCTAGTCCAATGCGTTAACTCATGGAATGCCGTTGCATAATATCCGGCCGGTTCCGTAAACTCTGACTTGTTCGGCAATTGGATTCTATCCATTGACGGCATATAAAATGCACGATCACCACCATGAGATATTATCGCACCACTATTTATTAGGGTTTGTTCAGCGTTAAGATTGGCATCAAATAGTGCACTGGTAGTATCGGCCGGGGTTTCAACTGTTAAACCCTCGACTTGGTCAGCGTTAAACACGCTATAAGTCTTTAATACAGCATACCCGTTTGTCTTATCCCCGTTGGTGTCTACTCCAGGTGCCACAGGTTTAAAGAAAACAATACGTGTTCCTTTCTCACCTTTGCGAACATTTCCCCCCAGGCCTGACCATTGCTTGTATGTTGCCCATGTAGGGTTAGAACGAAAAGACATTCCAAGGATGATTCTATTGATACCACGGTACGGTGTACCACTAATGATATTACGATCAAGGTGAGATTGTGGTGTACCTGACTTCCAAGGTTTAACCCAAGGTATTGCACCATTTTTTAACTGTTCTATGATGCTGTCTGTTATTTCTTTATATGCTGTATTTGACATTTTGATACCTTTACAATGTTTAGGTTGTTTGCTTGCTTTCACTACAATTCTATTATATTCGATAACACACACGAATATTATATATATTAGACATATATATTTTAATCAATATTAGATATATGATAGGTAAATACTATATAGGATATACGTAAGTAAAACTTAGTGTACTCTTATATATATATAGTATAAAATCTATTAAAATAATATATAGATAGTCTTATCCTATAAATACTATAAATGCTATTCAAAAGGATTAATCGTTATTGTGGATAGTCATTTACTCACTACACTAGCCATATATAGGTTTTAACTACTATAGTCTAAATACTATAGTCTATATATTATATATAGTATTGGTGAACGATTGTTAAATTTTACAATGTGGTAACTAGGCTTAATCAGATACCAGACTATGCCAGGCTTCACACGATACCCTCTCGGTCAAATGGTCAACCAGTCAACCAGACCTGAGCACGATTAATCCATCTTGAGACGATAGACAAACGGTTACGGCTTGGGCGTGGTATGTGTGTAGAGGGAGACCCCCTCATATCCCCCCCATACAAAAAACAGGTTATTGGTTAGTTGTGATATTCTTCAATCTTTGGGAGAGTGTTATGACAGACTCTATTAAGATAGATAAGAAGATACCCGTTATCAAGTCCAGTAAGAACATACGTTATCCATACGATGTAATGGAAGTAGACGATAGCTTCTTAGTTGCCAATGGTGTTATGCAAACTTTATCTAACATGAATTGGCGTAAGGGTAAGGTTATGGGTAAGAAGTTCATTGCTCGTAAAGTTGAAGGTGGTGTGCGCATCTGGAGAATTGCATGACTGACGAACAATCATTTGTTGAATCACCTGACGAGGTTCAGCGGCGCAGGTACTTTGACTTAACTTGGAATATGAGCAAAGAACAAATGTTTAAAGAGTTGATGCGTGTGCATACAGCAAGTTCTAGTTTGTTGGGGCAAGCACAGGCAACTATTGATGATTTAAAGGCGGTTATTGCACAGTATGAGACAGACGGACAACAGCAGAAGCATTGAAGGGTTAAGAGAAAGCAGGGTACGCTATCGGGATGAAATGAGACANGCTATTGCTTGCAGCAATGTCAACCAAAAGCGTAACCTTGTTCTGTTNTGGAAGGCAAAGTATTCTNNATTGATGGTCAAGGAATTGATTTCACTGGCTAAGGTGTCCGAGATACGGGAAGCGGTATCACATTGGGAAACATAAATGGCTGTGTTCAACCTTGCAGAGTTCTACAAGTTCTGCGCTCAACTAAAGATCGAAACTAAAGAGCAAGGCTTGATGCGTCTTGATAAACCTCTTGGAACACAGAAGTATGTGATGGACGAGATTGGTAAAGGATTGGAAGAAGGCGTTCACTTCTTTACCATTCTCAAAGGCAGACAGTTAGGGATTACCACTATCTCTCTGGCACTAGACCTGTACTGGCACTTTAAGCATAAAGGTTTACAGGGAACCCTGGTTACTGACACTGAGGACAACAGGGAAATGTTTCGTTCTACCTTGTCAATGTACATGGAAGGATTGCCCAAGGCTTATCGTATTCCTCTTATTGCTCATAACCGTACTCAACTGTCTTTAAAGAATCGTTCCAGATTGTTCTATCAGGTCGCTGGTACTCGCGGCAAGACCACTCTGGGGCAAGGTAAGGCTATAACGTTCCTGCATGGCACAGAGACTGCTTCTTGGGGGAACGAAGAAGGTTTGGCTTCATTGATTGCTTCTCTTGCTGAAACGAATCCTTTGCGTATGTATATCTTTGAATCCACTGCCCACGGATTTAATATGTTTCACGATATGTACATGACTTCTAAACGTGCGCGTACCCAGAGGGCTATCTTCTGCGGCTGGTGGCGTAACGAACTGTATTCGCTTGATCCTGAAAGCCAGTCGTACAAAGTGTATTGGGATGGCAAACTAACGGGCGAAGAAAAGGAATGGACAAGAGAGATTAAGAAACTCTACGGCTTTGAGGTTAATTCCCGACAAATGGCTTGGTGGCGGTGGAAACTTGCAGAAGGGATTAAAGACGATTCCCTGATGTACCAAAACTTTCCTCCTACTGAGGACTATGCGTTTGTGTTGTCCGGTTCATCCTTCTTTTCTAACTCACGTTGCACAGACGCAATGAAGTTGGCTAAGAAAGAAAACCCTGACTACTATCGTTACAACATGGGGGCTAACTTTCAAGACACTACCGTCATGCGCTCCACAGAGAGGCTGGCTACACTCAAAGTCTACGAGGAACCTATAGACACGGCTTTCTACGTAATCGGTGCAGACCCCGCCTACGGTTCTTCTGATTGGGCAGACAGGTTTTGCATACAAGTCTACCGTTGCTACTCTGACGGGCTTGAGCAGGTTGCAGCGTTTGCTACTTCCGAGATGAACACGTATCAGTTTGCGTGGGTGCTGGCGCACTTGGCAGGAGCGTACAAAAACTCTACGCTTAACTTGGAAGTCAATGGCCCAGGGCAAGCGGTGCTTAACGAACTCAAGAATTTGAAACGTCAGGCGGCAAGTATGGGTACGCCTATGGGTAACGACTTGCTCAACGTCTACGCCGGTATGCAGAACTACGTGTGGCGTAAGAACGATTCTTTATCTGGCTTGGGGCAGAGCATAGGCTGGCTTACCACCACGGCTACTAAGGAACGGATGCTCACGTACATGAAAGATTACTTTGAGCGCAACATGATGTTGATCCGTGATCCTGATACGATTGACGAAATGAAAACCCTTGTACGCGATGGAGGCTCACTTGAAGCGTCTGGACGAAACAAAGATGATCGGGTCATTGCTGCGGCACTGGCTGCGGCGGCGTTTGCTGAACAACTTCAGCCCCAACTTATTGCCCGGCGCATTTCCAAAGCAGTCTCAAAGAAGCAAGAGGAATACTCGCCTGAACAACTTGCGGTAGGCAAGAACGTTGCTGATTACTTAAAAAACATTGGGATATACGACAATGGAAGAAATCTTAACTAAAGTCGAACTAAAACGTATTGTTCGCCGGTTTATTGAAGACAAAAGCCGGGGCATAAGTATTAAACACTTTTGCGAAATTGCGGGGATCAATGAGACTACGCTGTANCGTGTGTTTATTGACCACGATGAACTTACAGAACTTGTGCAGCGCAGGGTAAGCAANGCATACAACAGGTGGGCGCGTGGGGAACTTGTTGTTATGCAAAACAGAAATCAAACCACGTATGTTGAATACCGAAAGGTTCCAAAGCCCAGGTTAGTGCGTGGGTACGGGCTACAGGTGCAGGAAGGTAAGTTGAAACTAAAGATCGGGATCAGGAACAAAGCTGATTACGATTTAACGCTTGATGAGCAATTCACTTAGGGGATAAAAATGGCTAGTCGAATTTTGCGGGATTACAAATGTCAGGAACATGGGTTCTTTGAAGGTTTCCAACCAGTATGTCCAGAGGGGTGCGAAGGTGACTTTATTCTTGCGGTTTTTCTCAAAAGTCCGGGATTGGTTTCTGCCAAAACAAAGGCAACAGACAAAACGGCGCGAGGTCTTGCAAAAGACTTTGGAATGTCAGACATTCAAACCACCCGCGAAGGCGAACACCAAACAGGGTTCCTCACGAAGAAAAACAAATTCTCAGAAAAAGAGTACGCCGATGCAGCCAAGTACGCCACGCCCAAAGCGCCAGCCAAGCGCAGGAAAGGCAGGTCAGCGGCTCCGATAGAAGTCCCGCAACAACGGGAAAGCCGTCCAGGGGATTCCGCAATATGGGGCGGCGGGGGTGACAAAGGGGCATTTGGTGGGGTAAATATGCAATCTGTCATTGCTGGACGGTACGGCAAATCAGTGGCTGGAGAGTCCGTAGGCTTGACACCTACTGCTGCTGGAATCAATAATGGGCCGACGATTGATCCAAGATCAACTTTGCGTGATCCAGAAAACCTTACCATTAAGAAAACATAATGATAATCCCCGACACAGACGTTGAGCGAGAACTTTTCTATATTGAGTTAATTGAAAAGTGTATGACTTCCGTTGAGATTCGTAAGCCAAACTATGAAATGTTGCGGCATTACTATCTGTTTGGTAACGGTCTTCAACAGCAACCGGCATTGTTTAACAAGATTGAACCGCACTTGGATCAATTGACCAGTTTTCTTTACTCTGCCGAGTCTACGCGCTTTTCAATCTCGCTTGGTGCGTCTGTGGACAAGGAAGAACACAAAAAGTCTCCGGTGCTAACTCGCGCATTAAATGACGAGTGGCTTAACTCAAACGCCGATCAAGTGTTTTCGCTTGCGCTCACTTGGTCGCTCGTATACAACTCAACGTTTGTAAAACTTATTTACAACCGAGGCATCAACCCGTACATGATTGAGCCGGGTACGATCGGCGTGTTGCGCGAGGATGTGCCTTATCTTTCAAGGCAAGAGGCTATTTGCCAAAAGTATTACATTACAAAATCAGAACTTTACTCGCGCTTGTATAGCCATCCCAACAGAAAATCAATTGTTAACAGGCTTACCGCCTCACCACGGTCTGACCAAAAACAAGCNGGCGGCGATGGCATGGCGCGGATCATTATGTCTGCAACCAATCCCACAATTTACGGTAACGTAAACATGGATTTGGATCAGGGTAATTACTACGAACCCAAAGTTGCGGAAGACGTTGTGCAGATGCACGAACTATGGGTTTGGAACGATAAGATTAGCGATTATCAAGCGGTTACGTTTGCCAACAATGACATTGTGATTTATGACAGGCCAGGTGAGTCGTTGTTCCTTAAAGGCGAACAACCATTTGTGCAACTTTGCCCGAACCCTATGCCAAATTATTTTTGGGGTCAGTCCGAGTGTCAAAAATTAATTTTGCTGCAAGCTGCGCGCAACAACCGTTGGGATGAAATTTCAGACATTCTTGCAAAGCAAGTTAAACCCCCCAA